GTAACACCCTTTTTAAACATAAAGAAAACCGATAATGTCGCAGATATTAAGATATTTGGCGATATAGGGTATAACGTTTGGGCAGATACTTATGAGGAGTATAAAGCCAATACAAGCGAACAGAAAGCAGAGGAGATAAAAGCCTTGCAGAATTTAGGTGTTGATGTAATTAATGTAACTTTAGAGAGTTTAGGTGGCGATGTTAGCCACGCTTTAGCTATTTATTCCCTTTTAAAAAATAGCGGTGCAACGATTAACACCTATTATAGAGGTGTAAATGCTTCGGCTTCTACTATTATAGGAAGCGCAGCTACCAGCGTAAAAAACATTTATATGGACAATACTGGTTTATTCCTTGTTCATAAGGTTATGAGTTACGTTGAGGGCAACGAGAACGATATGCAGGATATGATCAACGACCTTGAAAAATGGCAAGGCGCAATCAATCAAGTATATTTGAACTTGGGAGTAGAAAAAGAAGTGATTGCCGAGTTAATGGAGCGAAATGGCGGACACGGCGAATATCTAAACTTTAAGGAAGCCAAAAAATACGGATTTGTAGGTAAGGAGTGGGAAACTAAAAAAGTAGCTAACTACTCTCGTGACACATTCGTACAAAAAGAATTATTAGTACCTAATTTTATAAAAAATCAAAAAGAAGAAAAAATGGAAGAAACAACACCAGTTGTGACTGAAGAAAAAACTTTGCTTCAGAAGATTTGGAACAAAATCTCTAACGAGAATGAGCCAACTGCTGAAAACGAAGTGGACAACGAGGTTACACCCGAAGAACAAACGGCTATCGTAGATGAAGTAATGCAACTACTTGAGCCAAGAATCGTAGCTTTAGAAGAAGCTATCGCTGAAATGATGCCTAAAGAAGAAGAAGAGGCAGAAGAAATGGAGGCAGAATACGATGAGGACAAAGAGGAAAAAGAAGACAAAAAAGAAAACTTAAGCGAGGTTATCAAAAATGAAATCGCTGAGGCTTTTAAGAACTTTGTAGAGCCTACTCCAACAAAATCAAATAAGACAAACTCGGTAAATGAGCCGACTTGGAAACAACATTTAAATAACTTTCAAAATTTCATTAAATAATGGCAACACCAACAATTTCACCAAACACTTATGCTGGCAAGGATTTAGAAGGCATAATAGCGCAGTCGGTCTTAAGAGGAAGAACGATTGAGAACGGATTGATTTCAGTACATACTGATATTGATTCAAGAGCGGTAGTTAAAACTATGGCTAACACAATTACTGTACAAGATTCTGTAGCAGCTTTTAATAGCGCAGGATCTTTAACTTTGGGCGAGAAATACTTAGACCCGAAGAAATTTATGGAAGCAGTTGAGTACGATTACCAATCTCTTAATGGTACTTGGTATGCAAGTCAGCAGCCGAGAGGACGTGGTGGCGATTTCGTTCCACCTGCAACTATCGAAGAGGCTTTGATTGAGCAACAAGCACTTATTCGTTCAAAGTTCATTGATGCTTCTATTTGGAGAGGTAGTGTAGCTGCTGGTCAATTATCTAAAATCACAGTATCTGCTTCTTCTAACGTAGTGACTGGTCTTATTCCTTTGATGGAAGCTGGTTCAGATGTAAGCAAATTGGATTCTGATAAAGTTGCAATGAGTGATTTTAGTGTAGCAAGTTCTGCGGTTATCACAGTAGCATCTACTGCTAACTTACAAACTGGCGATGTAGTTACTCTTTCATCTTGTGTAGGGTTTAGTGGAACTGAATTTAGTGATTTAGATGGAACATCTTACCCTATCACAGTATTGAGTGGTACTACTTTCTCTATTCCTTTTGATTCAAGCGGATTTACAAGTACTTTTACAAGTGCTAACATCAACTATATTAACGCATCTAACGCTTTAGCAGTATTGACAAGCGTATACAACGGATTGAGCGAATCAGTAGAAGATGACCCAGATTTCTACATCTTTGGTAACAAAGGTTTGGGTAAAGCTTACTCTTTGGCTCAAGCAGCAGCAGCAAACGGAGCAGGGTCTTACTACATTGGCGCAAAAGAGTTGGATTTCTTAGGTAACAGATTGGCTATTTTGCCTTTCGTATCTGCTAACACAATCGTAGCAGCTAACGTATCTAACCTACACTTTGGAACTGCTTTGGATGCAGAGTGGAATAACGTATCAATTTTGCCACAGTACGAAGTGACTGGAGACAGAACAGTTCGTTACAGATGTGACTATGCTTTTGATGTTAACTACACCAACGGCGAGGACATCGTTTTATTCCGATAGTATTAAATTTATAAAGGGGGTGTTTATTCATCCCCTTTTAACAACAAAAAAAATAATTATAAAATGGCAGCAAATTTAAGTTTAGCAGCAGTAGCAGGTTCAAACTGCCCAAGAACGGCAGGAGTCAAAGAACTCTACACCATTCCAGTTGCAGATATTTCAAGCATTACATTAGGAAGTGATCACGACATTACAGACATCGTGTTTGCAAACGCAGGTACTGGTTTTGGTAAAATCAATTTCAAGCGTGGAGAATGTGAAGTAACTGAAGCAATGGAAAGAAGTAACCAAGTAGAGGTTAACTTTGCAGTAGCTAATCCAACAAGCACTCAACGTAAAGAATTACAAGCAATCAAAGATTCTTGTGAGCAGTATATGGTTGCTCGTTTGTACGATGGTGACAGACTTTTGTTTATCGGTTACGATGAAGAGTTCGCAGATGAGGCATTCGCAGCGTTTATGTCAGCTGAATCTACAAGTGGTAGAGCAAAAGCAGACGATAACCTATTCTCATTCACTATGATGGCAGAGCAGGGAGAATTCTTGCGTGTATTGAGTGGTATTAGCGGAGCAACTGTTCCAGCTACAACTGTTCCAGCAATCGTAGCAGAATTAGTAGCAGCAACATCTGTTTAATATGTGGGTTTACAAGAAGAAGTATAAAGGGCAAAAAATTGGGGTCAAGGGTTTTGGTATCCTTGACACCAACACCCTTTCAGCGGAGTTAATATACAAGTATAGCTTGTTACCACAATTTACCAAACTGATAAGATTCATTGAACGTGCAGAAGAGAATAAAAAACCATCCAAGAAAAAGTCAGCAAGCAAGCTTCCAAGTAACGAATAACGTCATTCAGTTACCCGACTACACCGATAAGCAAAAGATAGTTACTAAACAAGGTTTAAGAATTGTTAGCACAGTTGACAATAATTTATTTCCGCAAAAGGTATCTAAATTAGCTAAAGAAAGTAGCACATTAAAAGCGGTTATTAACTCGTTTGCCGAGTACGTCAGCTATGGTGCGTTATTGACTGAGAATATGCAGTTAGAGCGCAAGTTAACTAAAGACTTAAACAAATATTACAACTGGTTTGAGTTGGCTAAACGAGTAGCTAAAGACCGCAGGACTTATGGCTATGGCTTTATTGAAGCAATCCGTAAAGGTGGCGAGGTGTTCGTTTATCATTTAGATGCTTCGCAGGTGCGATTTGTGGAGTATTTCGGAGAGAAGCCCGAAGCAGTAGCGATTAGTAAGGACTGGAACGATACTCGAATTAGACCAATAGAGCGCACATTATACCCAAACTACGATGAAGAGGGGCGCACAATTATTCCTATTATGGAATATGAAAGCGGAATGATTGATTACCCTTTACCAATGTGGAGTGGTGCATTTTTCGATGCTCAAGTTGAGAGTCTAATAGGGCAATACAACGCTAATCAGTTTGAGAATGGAGTAACTTTGTCAAGTATCTTAATGTTTGACTTTGGAGATACTACCGATGCGAATGGAGATGCCGAGAAAGGTTTAGCAAGACAGAAACAAAAGTTAGAAAGTCAGCTAAAGGGAACGAGTCAAGGCAGAAGCGGTAAGAGTTTAATTGTACCGAAGAGTGGAGATGTTGAAGCACCCGAATACATCACCTACCCGATGCAAAAAGAGGGTAGCTTTATTGAGTTGCAGAAGTTAGTTGAGAACAACATCGTTAAAGCGTGTAGCTGGTTCAGAAGTTTGGCAGGTTTAGAGAGTGCTGGAACTTTAGGAAACAATCAGCAACTGCGTAACGAGTGGGAGTTAGCCGAAAGATTAATTAGAAACGAGCAAGACATTATTATGGAAGCCTTGCAAAAAGCATTTAAAGGTACTGCATACGAGGGCGAAGTAATGTTTAACAATCAATCGCCGATGAACGTGGTAAACGACTTGGCGGCTATTACTGTGCTATTAGAGAAAAAGGACATAATAGGCGAGGCGGCAGTTTATGAGTTGCTAATGATGATGGGTATGGATGAAGAACAAGCTAAAACAATAGTAGGCAATGATAGCGAGTAAAGCAGAAATTAAAGCATTGGCGTTCAGTAATACGTTTGATATAAACGCGGTAAAGGATAACTTGATCCAGTTAGTAGAATGGGAGCAAGTTCTCTCGTTATTTGGTGCTGATTTTTACGACGATGTGGTGGCTAATCCAGCGAGTTATACTACGCTAATAGATACCTATTTAAAGCCTTACATAGCTTATAATGTAAAAGCATATTTGAGCAAAGCCAATCACATAAAGACTGGTAATAAAGGCGCACAAACGGCGCAAGGTAGTAACGAGCAAATCGCTAACGTAGAGTTCGCCAAGCGTGAAGCGATGAATATGGCTACCAAGTACAAGCGTCAAATGATTACTTACCTTGACAACACCAAGCCGACTTTGTGGAAAGGAGAGCCAAAGGATGACCAAATAATTAACAAGATCATAATAATGTAATGGACAGCATTTACGTTCAAAATTATTTTACTAATGGAATAGAAAGTAGTTTTATTATGGCTGCTTTCTTTTTTCTTTTCTTGGCGTTTGTGACCAGTAAGTGGTTTCAGTTTACTATTCGAGATATAGAATCTAAACGTACACCATTAAAGGTGTCTTGGAAGTTTTGGTGGCTGGATAATTACAACTCCGTTATTTCTTTTTTCTTGATGTGTTTTCCTATTATTGTATTTACTGAAGATTTAGTTCATTGGTTAGGTTTAAACTTTTTACCAGATGCAATGAAAACTGAAAATCCAATGTACATTTACTACATATTTGGTTTATCATTTGGGTGGGTACTGGAAGTGATATTGAAGAAAGCGAAGCTAATTAGAAACGCACAAAAATAGGTGGTATGGATAAGGTAATAATAGGTGCAATTTTATTAATACAATCACTACAAACGGAAAGTTTTAAAAACAAGATAGTAGATGTCTGCTTGACTATTTCAACTGGTATGGGTGTTTACTTTACTTTACCTTTTCAAATCAGCACTAACTTTTACGCACAAGAAATATTCCGCAGCATAACGAGTATATTTACTGCTATTACCATTTTGGTAATTTCTTTATTTATACGTAGATGGTGGAGTAAAAGATTTAAATGAGATTAATTAAGCGCATCTTTATACATTGCTCGGCTGGGTTTGGAGATGTAGAAAGCATCAAACGACATTGGAAGTCTATTGGCTGGAAGTCTGTTGGCTATCATCGTATAATTGCTGAAGATGGCGAAGTATTCCAGTTAGCACCATACGAACAAGTGACTAACGGAGTCAAGTATTACAATAGCACAAGCATTCATATCTGTTATATTGGTGGCGTAGATAGGGCAAACGTAAACAAGGCAAAAGATAGTCGCACAGAAGCGCAAAAACAATCTTTAATTTGTGAAGTAGAAAATGCCTTGCTATATCTAAAAGGATTTCAAAGCATAGAAGATTTGCAAATATTAGGACATCGTGACATCAGCGAAGATAAAAACTTAAACGGCAAGGTGGATGCGTGGGAAAGGATCAAAGAATGTCCAAGTTTCGATGCGATACCCGAATATAAACACCTAATAGAAAAATACAAATAATACATTATATTTAAAGCGTGAAATTACACGAATTAAAAGACAAGTTAAGCCAGTTAAACCTAAAGGACTACGATGGTATGCAATTAGATAGTGGTACTATCTTGGATGCTAAAAAGTTCGTGCAGAATCACATATCTTTTTTAGAAGCCAACGCAGGTAATATTACTTTCTTGTGTTATTACGATAGGCTTCTTGAATTTTACAAAAAAACACAAAGCGATGAACTGTAAACAAGCCTTAAGCACCTACCCAAGACAAAAGAACGAAAGCAATAACAAGTGGTTCAAGCGTGTGGCTGAACTTACTGGACTACACCACAAGAGCCTTAATAAGTATTTTTATACCCATAGAGATTTTGTAGAAACGCAAAGAAAATACGACAAGCAAGGCAATGTAATCAGCAGAGTAGAGAAGTTGCAACAATCAAATTTAGTAGATGTTCCAGATGGCTTGGAACTATCGCGATTAAGCACCAACGTAACTACTGGGCAACAATGGCAGATATACACAAAGGAAAGCCAAAATAAGGCGCTTTTTAAGCTAAATAAAGACTTAATAGAGCAAACACTAAAGGAATGTAATTTAAAGCCCTTAAACGTGCCTAAAATAACTCCTACAAGCAATAAAGTGTTAAAGGTAACTTACACAGATGTTCACGTTGGCTTAAACATCACAGAGAATCTCTACGGACTGCGACAATGGAACGAGTTCCAGTTAATGGATGCACTACAAAAAATAGTTTACTATGTAGGCGAACAGTTTAACGGACAATCTAAAATAATAATAGCTGACTATGGCGACTTTATGGATGGCTGGGATGCAAAGACGACAAGAGGCGGTCATATCTTAGATCAAAATATGAGCAACGAGGAAGCGTTCAAAGTAGGTGCGCAGTTTAAAATTGAGTTAGCCAAGCGATTGGCGAAGTTTGGAGTCCCATTGGAGTTTTATAACGTGACTAACGACAACCATAGTGGATCATTTAGCAAAATAGTAAACATTCACGTTAAAGAAGTTTTAAGCTACTTACTACCCGAACTAAAGTACGAGATATTTAACGACTTTATTAGCCATTATTTTGTAGGGAATTGGTGTTTTATTTGCAGTCACGGAAAGGATGAAAAACATTTAAAATATGGATTTAATACGAAGCCCGATGACAAGGCTAAAACCCACATAAATAGATATATTGATAAGCACGATTTACATAAGTATCGAATTGTTTGTGAGTTTGGCGATAAACACCAGTTAATTCGTGATACCAGTCACGCAAAATTTGAATATAATGTGTACTGGGCGTTGAGTCCAGCGAGTGACTGGGTGCAGACGAACTTTGCAGATGGGCGAAGAGGTTTCTGTATTGAGGAGATAGCCGACAATTTTAAGACATTTACAAGTATTCAGTTATGAAAAAATTAATACTGATCATCCTATTATTTGGAGTAAGCCAAGCGCAAGTAAATAAGAAGAAGATAAGAAGCAATCTACACGACTGCGAGAGGGCATTATCAGCGTGTTTAAGCGCACAAAATATAACAAGTGACACCATTTACATTTATAGCGCAAAAGAAGCCGTAAAGGTCGCTAAACAAGTAGAGAAGACTAAACGCAAAGTAAAGGTGCAAGAAACAAAGCAGAATAAGAGCAACAATAAAACTGATGTCAAAACGGACTGGTTCTTAAACTTGATGCAGGGACTAACGAGAATGACTGCTATCTTAACTGCTGGAGGATTTGTTGGTGGTGGTGTAGTGATTACAAAGTTGTTACAAGCACTCAAAACCAAAGTATCTTGGCTATCTTGGTTGCCTATTTAATGTTTATAAAAAAATAAAAAACAAAAGTATAAACGACTTATCTTTACGACTCTATGTTACCCTACTCTGGGTATTCATTGTTTTTGTTTTGGTGCGCATCGTAACTGGTGCGCACTTTTTTTTAATTATTTTTATTTTTTTTTACTCAAATAGTATAAAATTAAAAAA